TCAAAATAAGATTACGATTATCGACAATTTCTCCCTGGTTTTGGGAGATTTTTTTATGCAGCAAATGGGCTTGACAAACCTTAAAAACTAGGATATAATGCCCAAACCCTGCATATGATGGTTTGACAGATATGAAGGTTTGTGATACAATCCCCGACATAAGGTTTTGAGGTTTGAAGGTTTGGCCCCAAGAGATTACGAAGCCATCTATAAAAACGCTCTATGCTCCACTATCCTCCACTTCACTCCACTTCTACCTTGTCTAATAATATAATCAGTAAGATTATTATGTGGATAAACCTGTGTATAACTAACATTTTTAGGCATCCAAACCTGTGGATAACTATTTGGTATACTTGGTATATGACAGAGTACATACCAAACACCAAGATAAAACACCCAACCTCAGAGTACTCTATCGTTACAATACCTAGATCGGGATCTAACTATCTTCAAGATAGGATTGAGCAGCATACAGGTATATTTGTTAAAAAAAGTCATGAGTTACAAAATAACAAAATGATAACAGTAGTAAGAGACCCCATAGACTTCCTATCTTCTTATGTGGCTATGGATGCTCTATATTTTGGAAGTCTTGACAACTTTTTGTCTAATCCACAAGACTGGTGTTTCTCTAGTTGGTATACTGAAAACGATATGGACATTGTTGACAATTTTGACATTATAATAACCTATGAGTCTTTGATAAATTCACCACTTGAAACAATAAAAAAGATAGCGGACAAAATGTCAGTTGAAATAATTGAAGATAGATACAAAAGCAATGTTGTAGATAAAGCATACAGAAACCATGTAAAATCTAGTAAATCGCTTAAAGACTACGACACAATAAGACAAATAGTAGAAAAGCAAGACCTTTCAAAGACCTATGAGATTTATAATAAGTTCTTGGCTAAGGCTATCTAAAAAACCACGGCATATAAAGATTACGATAGGTCCTTTATAGCCTTATTGACCATACGGATCAAACCTTTTCGTGTTATCTTCGACGCATCAAATGTCTCTGTATAGCCCCCTTGTGGCATATCTGCCTTATCCAGGAAAGAACCATGCTTTTCCCTTAGTGTTCTTAGTACTAGGGTTTCTATGGCTCTTGCTTGATCCCGTTCGGAAAACCACCAATACTTAATTAATATCCAACCCTTGGTCCTATGGCTTGCAAACCTTCTACCAGACACATCTGAGATGCCTATCTTAATAGCCTTATGTAATGGGCTGTATAGGATGTATAGTAGGGTCATTACTCTATTATACTTGACATACCGTGCCAATTTTGCTATACTTGGATTATGCACATATTCAGAGTATCTTTACTAGATTACGCTACGGCATTTGATCTTGACATTTTTGCCTCAACTGAAAAAGAAGCCAGAGCAATGGCACAAGCAGAAGAACCTAAGATGAACATTACGAAGGTGGTTTGTCTAACCACTATTGAATCTATATGATCAATATGGAAATACCCGATCCATTCCAAACCTTTGTAGCCAACAAATATAGAAACTATAAAGGTATGGTTTATGACTTCTTTGCTAAGGAGTGGTATCTTAAGACTGCTTGTTGTGGTGAAGAACTCTATGCCCCAAACAAAAAGACAATGACTAAGATAAGGCTATACCATACAAGAAATGAGTGCCTAGGTGGATATTGATGAGTTTATGAAGGACCCTTGGAAAAGGTTCAATGAGATGAGAAACACACCACATGAATGTGATTACGATTACAGGATAGATTCCTCTGGCACAATGTTCTTTGAGATATGCCGTCTTTGTCTTGACACTAAAGGTATAGTTGAGATGGATGACCATGAATAAATGTTATGCTAAAAAGAATAATGGTAAAATTTGCTTTGCAAAGGTAACCAACCACACTCACTTCTGCCACATCCACGATCCTAACGGAAAGTTTAGACAACAACTAAGGCGTAAGGGTATGGGAAAAGACTATGTTGCTAGGTGTGAACATACTTGGTATATGCGAGAGCATGGGATTACCTGTACAAGATGCCTAATGATTTGGGAGAGTGATGAGGATAATAATCTGTCCGATTTGTAAGAAGGAATGGGACCTTAGATGGGGTGTCTTTGGACATGACTCCCTTGCTCGGCATATGAAGGCTACTCACCAATAGTGCCCGTGTAGGGCATAGGAAGGTTTGTGTCCCTCTATTTTCGCCGAACTTTAAAAACTTGACAAATTTTTCGCCGAATGGTATGATGTATATATGACATGTACCAAGTATGGATGCGACTACCAATTAGACCTTGATGGTCAAGTAACCTGTGCTGTCTGTGGGGCTATGGATGATGACGCATCAACTCCAATAACATTAGATATGTTTGAGGCCCAAGTTGACTTTGAGTAGTGGCTCTGATATAATAGTATGATGGAAATAATTATAATACTACTTACTTGGTATGCCACAAAGGTATACTATACAAAAACTTTAACTGTCCAAGTACCAGAAAAAGAAGAAGGCCCTATGGTTCACATAAAATGCCATAAGTGTGCTCAAACCATATACACACATCGGGATAACCTTCGTGCTCCATACTACTGCTTGTTGTGCAAATAATGACAGAGATGACCAGCCCTGCCACAGACCTAATGAATGTCACATGCTACGGGTGTCCAAAAGATTGGAGGTTTCACTATGCAGTAGGCATTAAAAAATTTTTAGGATCTTCTAATCCTATTGCTGTAAAAATACAATATGCTGAGTCAATTTCTGATATCCCTGTAACACTTAGAAAATTTTATGATGATAGTAAGTTTTTATATGAAGATGATCAGTTTGTAATTATTCACGACCCATTCCCTGATCTTGCTACACATCTTTTAATTATCCCGATTGAACATATTGAAGCAACAGAAATCTTAAACCATCCAGATCTGCTTAAAGACATGATTTTGGCTGGATGGTATATAGTAGACAATACATCTTCTACGGATCAATTAAGTCTAAAAATATCATGTAAAACTGCAAGTTGCAATAAAAATTATTATAAACACTTTCATCTACACCTCCAGGCAGAAGACCTGATTCCTGAAAATGAGTTGATTGAACTATTTACCCCTAAATTCTATAAAGGACACATCCCCAATGGATAAATTTCAGTCTTCTTATAATCTATATGCCAAGAAGATTGATTCTTACAGGGTAGCCTGTAGTCAATGTAATCAACTATATATAAAGGCTAATGATGAGCCTTTTGTTTGCTTAACATGTTCTGCCATTTAGTGCTATACTGATTAAAGCAATTCAGGTTCGTATAACGGCAGTACTGCGGTTTCCGAAACCGACGACGTGGGTCCGACTCCCTCACCTGAAGCCTGCGAAAGTAGATATTTTTTTATAGTGTATAATAGTTATATGGCATATATGATAAACAATAAACCCGTTGGAAATGATCCTGGTTCAATTAAAAGAACTGACTCATATCAAAAATTTATAAATAAATTAGGCAATTCTACAAAAAATATTGTAACTATTTCTAATTTCTTAACAGAAGAAGAAATATCTTATTTGATGGAAGGACTAGGCGATAGGCCTTCTCATCGTTTTGTTTCTCAAAAAGGTCCTAATGGGGAGCCATTGACTTACATGCGTAAGTATGCTGGTCTGCCCGATAAGCATAATATTATAAATAAAGTTAAAAATGAAATAGAAAAAGCATACAACCTAGAGGATATTAAGATAGTAGCAAAAGAAGACTTCTTGGGTGTTGTTCACTGGGAGATTGGATCTTACCTAACTACTCATGTAGACGATCTTGGCTATGTAACAGATAATCATTTACCAATTATTATTTATTTAAATGATAACTATGAGGGTGGAGAAATTAAGTTTGAAACACACGATGTTTCTATTAAGCCAAAGACTGGTGATTTAATTATATTCCCTGGAAATATGCATTACGCTCATGAAGTTACAAAAATTTTATCTGGCGACAGATACACATTACCTATTTGGTTTACGATAGTTTAAGAATGAAAGATAGCACAAAGAAAAGAAAACTTTTAGATGGATCCGAAGTAGATGATTACGATTACCCAATAGATTTAATACTTCACACAAAGGCTCCAGGTAAATGGAAACTTATCGATCTTGAAACTGGTCAAGAGTATCTTGGTTCAGAAATATCTCATGAAAC